AGTATAGTATAATGACGTATAATTTAAAGGTCAACAAAAAGCTTATCGAAAGCAATATTTCACTTGAACGAGCTTTATATTTGTTAAATGCTTTTACCAAAATCAACAAAAGAGTTCTCTTAAATCATATCCAAACGGAGGAATGTAAATTAACATTCTCCAAAGACGATTTTGTTATTGAGTTAGTATTCAACAATCGAACTTGTCGTCATCATCACTAAGCGTTCCATAATTTGTTAAGTAAGCCCATCTTATCTTCATCAATCGTTTCGCAGTCGTCTTTTAGTATACCGCCAGTATCACCGCTATTGTATGACCATGTCCAGAAGTAACTATCAGTGATATTATGTTTTATGAGCCAGTCAACAAAGCGATTAGCCCATTCTACCTCGTTTACATTAGTTGAAATATATCCCCATTCTCCGACGGAAATCAGAGAATGATTCCCGAATGAGTATTCCCACTTATCCTCATAGGGTTCTTTATCAGAAAACCAGTACTTATGGATCGTGTAATGTATTCTATGATTATATGGCAGATCATCCAGATAAACGAAATGTAAATCACCTCCAAAGCGTGTTCCACCGATAAAATAATCATATCTGTCAGGAAAATGGTATTCGATATACTGCACGATCTGGCGTGCTAAATTGTTCCATTCCACGTAGTTATCAGATTGATATTCGTTAAAGATATCTACTGAATCTATATTTTTGACGTAAGAGTATCTTTCGAGAATCGTGTACCATCCTTTCAAGAATTCATCAAAGGTTATGTCGTCATCATATGGTTTCGCACTTTGATGAGTGTTGTGTAATCGATGGAAGTCGAGACATACAGATATATTATAATGTTGTATTTCGTCCATGAATTGGTCCATGACGTAAAAGTTATTCTCATGAATATAATCCAAACTAAATGGTAACCTGATAGAGTTAAAACCTAATTGATTTATCTGTGCCAAATTCCACGTAATATTGTGCTTCCACGTACACATTAGATTCTCATATTCGGTTTCTAACCCGAACCACGATATCCCTTGAATAATGTATGGTAATAGCTTCATTTCCTTATAAATTTCGGAAGATTTTTATTTCCGCGTATCCTTTGTTTCAAAGCAATCTGTTTTTTTAAATTTTTCGGATCAATCTCCGAAACTAATAAGGGAGTATTTTTATTTACTTTTTCCGTTGGTCTAAAAACTGGATACGTTCTATTTCCGATATCTGTCCATTTCTCGCGAAACCATCGAGACAATCTTCTTTCATCACCATTGTCAGCAAATTTACCGCCAAGCGTTTTATACATCTTGACAATGTAACCGCTCTTATATGCAGATGGTTTATAATATATTCTATCAGCAATTTCTTTGGCTTTCTCGTGTAGATCCTCATTTAAGAATATAGTCATATTTTTTATTTTTACCAAAGAAGATAATATGTGAGATGCCCTGCTGAATATTTAGGAAAATCTCTCCATTTAGCATTTCTACGACGGAAATTCTCTCTTCGAATATCGTCTTTATGTTTAGTGTAATCTTCGTATCCCCATTGCCCGAAGTGTACCCAATTACCTTGTGGATCTTGAAGCATATATTTTTTGTCTTTTCGATTTGACAAATATAAAGCTATTTCACCATAGTATTTGTGTAATTGGTCTAATACTATATTTGGATTGGAGTATCTGTATATTTCTTTATACTTCATTTTTGTATATTACAACAATTTTATCCAACGACAAAAAGAGGAAGAAGTTGCGTTACCATTAAATGAAAGATTTATTCTTAACGTTCCAGCCGATGGCTTACTTAAGACACATACACTAAAGTATATTGTTGTTGTCGAAGCAAGTGTAATAACTTGTTGATTTGTTACCATGTTTCCAGCATATGAAGTAGGGAGCCCGCTGAAGCCTGAACAAGGCCACAAACTGGACCCTTGTGCCACCGTTGCTGAAACATCACCTGAAGACGAGGTTCCTATATACGCATTCATACCAAGAGTACCTCCAGTGATGTTTTCCATGTAAACTAAACAATTCATAAGACACAAATACGTTCCTGCTGATAGCGACACGGATCCTAAATTATAGTTCTGATTAGATATTGCTCCATTAACTGAATATGTATTAAGTGTTCCGATCTGACCAGTTGTTATCGACGATCCTCCTCCTCCACTAACACCTTGAATGGCTGTATATACCCCCCCGCTTGTGACAGGATTTGTAGATCCGCTTGTAGGTGTTGTATCGAAGGTGAGTGTGTTTTGTTTTCCCTGAAGTGAGGTATACACTCCACCAGATTGGACCGGATTTGTTGATGAAGCGGTCGGTGTAGAGTCGATTGTCAAAGTGTTTTGTTTTCCACTTAAACCTACGTAAACGGCATTACTGGTAACGACATTGTTTGATCCCGAGGTCACAGTGCTATCTACAAAATTCACTCCAGACTTTTTCAAAGATCCTGTGAAATTTAAATCAGTACCTGAATTGATTGCTCCTGTTGTACTCAATGAAGAAAGGGTTCCTACACTGGTTATATTTGGTTGGGATGCTGTAGTTAACGTTCCAGAAATATTTCCAGAACAATTCAAAGCGGTAAGTGTTCCTACACTGGTTATATTTGGTTGGGATGCTGTAGTTAAGGTTCCTGAAATATTTCCAGAACAATTCAAAGCGGTAAGTGTTCCTACACTGGTTATATTTGGTTGGGATGGAGTTTGGATAGTCCCATATATATTCGTAGTATCGATCCGAGCTGTAGTTGATGTATTATTTCTTCCAGTAAAAACACAATTTCCGAGTGAGAACGAAGGCAATCCACCACAATCAGCAAATATTACCTGAAGAGCTGAAGACGCATTGTTTGTAATTGTCTGTGAATTAAAATTACATCTTGTAAATATTAGGGAACAAACCGTTGATGGGATTGTCAAAGATGTTAAAAAATCACAATCGTAAAAATAGATCCAATTCGCATTCGATGACGAGAAAGTGAACGTAGTGTTGAATGTACAATTTTGAAAAAAATGTCTATTGTTATTTGGTGTAGTCATCGTAACAGTTCCTAAAAATGATATATTTGAGAAACGGCATCTCGTGATAGGTCCAACTACTGCATTATTATTTACATTACCACCTATTGAAAGATTAGCCGAAATTTGGGATGTTTGAGTACCTACAGAAGTATTAACGCCTAAGATATTCAAGTTCTGACAATTCACTGTAATAGGTGAAGTATCCACTGCATGACTTGAAGAAGATAGATAGATAGTAGCTCCAACCGTTTCGGCAATAGTGTTGATTTTTGACTGTATGGTAGTCGTTTCATTGACGTAGTAAGAATAACTCGATAATCGGTTTAAATTGATAGCCGAAATGTCACTGGTTTGTGTAGAATTTACCGATTCAATAGCGTCCAACCTACTATTTTGAGAGGAGTTCAATGAATCCATAGCATCTAATCTTGAATTTTGAGTTGTATTTGTTGAATTAATTGCAGAAATAGTGGTATCATGCCCATCCAGTCTTGATGTTTGTGTCGTATTTAAAGTTTCGATATTTGTCAAACGTGTATTCTGTGCAGAATTTAAGGATTCAATAGAATCCAATCGTGAGTTTTGTGTTGTATTAATTGATTCGATAGAATCTAATCTTGAATTCTGTGTTGTGTTTACTGTATTAATGGATGTAATACTTGAATCAAGACCATCTAATCTACTCGTTTGAGTAGTATTCAACGATTCGATGGAGTCCAATCTGGAATTTTGTGTTGAATTCGTGGAATCAATACCATCCAACCTTGAATTTTGTGTTGTATTTAGGGTGTTAATTGCAGAAATACTGCTATCATGTCCATCTAATCGTGATGTTTGTGTAGAGTTCAACGATTCGATAGAATCTAAACGTGAATTTTGTGATGAATTTAAAGTTTCAATGGAATACAATCGTGTGTTAATACCATCAATGGTAGGATTTTGTGTAATAACTCCACCTGCACCAACTTCTAAAACAACAAATCCATCATCTTTGATCTGTACAATAGGTAAGTTACTCGTATTTTCCTGATTAACGATCAATGACGGAGCAGTTCCACTATTATCGATAACCAATTGATCTGACATGTGGATTTCCGTTTGAATATCGTTGATATTTGACGACATAAGAGTTAAATTCCCTTCGATTATAACGTCTTTTTTGAATGTCTGATTTTCATCGAAAGTATTTTGTGTTGTTTTCCTTGGATATCTTGTATCGTTAAATCCAAGTGACGCAATTTCCTCAGGATCAGATGGATTTGGATTTGGTTGTTTCAAATGAAATTCTCCAAACATCATTGTCTGTGTCTCTGGGTAAATATTGATAAACGATTTTTGACTATTAACGTAATTATCTATATCTTGTAATTCAATCGACATTTTAATATTAAAACATATATTTTATACGGTTGTATTGTTATCCGCAAAACACCAAAGGGCATATATATAATTTTGATTACTTGGAATAGAAGAAGATGCTTTGTAGAAAGAGAGACCATTTATACCCAAATTCACTTGAATAAATGACGTTTGCCCGGAATTGGTTCCAATAGGAATCATATTATTTCCCGCAGGACGATACCCGAATCCATATCTGCTGTAGTTTGTAAAATTGGATGATGTATTCGTTTGCCCTGTTGGTCTTAAAAAATATAAATAATAACATCCATTGGATGTGATAGGAAATGTTATATTTATTTGATTTACTGAAGTCGAGTTGTTCATTTGAGCATATGTTATCGTTCCTGATTTAAAAGTAATATTACCATTTAATAGTGATGTCAATGTATTACAGTCATTTATGTAGGAAAGATTATTAAAGCCTGTTGTATTAGAACCCATTATAATATTGTAAAATATTTTTATAAAGAAATGACAAGTAAACTATAATATAGACTCGTATTAGAATTGGTTGCGATTCGAATGACTTGGGATTGACCAAACACACCACCTGCTAAGAAAGGATTATTACTCGCTGATTGAGCTAAGTTATAGGATGATAGTGTTAAAAATGGAACGGAATTCACTGGACAAAATCCAAATCCATAATACCCGTATACGCCATTCATATCACGTAAACATAGGAATAAAAGCGCTCCTGTTGAACCTGATTTTATTGGAAAATTGATATCAACACCAGCGCTGGTCTGGAAATCTGCTTGAGATCCTGATATATATCTGAATGATGAATTCCCCAAATACATATCTCCTGTAATATACATGTTTCCTGTTGTATCAATTGACATTTTAGTTGTTGGTTGAGTATCTGTACTTGATCCTGTCTGAAACGAAAGAGATCCATCTTGTAAAAAAGAAATACAATTACACCCGAGAGTAGAGTTATCTTTGGCGTAATTTGACCCATTAATGCGTTGAAAGTTATTTGTTAAATGCATGTTTCCATTACTGCCTGTCCCTAATCGAGTAAATCTAAAATTCGTCACACCATCTGTCAACAACAGACGCATGAAATCGCCAAGACCTTTATCATTTGTTGTGGTACTATAACCTGTCGTTGAAATAGTTTGCGTTGAGATAGATCCAGAATTAACAATCGAAGAGGAGTCGATTTCTGAAGTAAAAATCTTTTGTCCAGTTACTGTTTGAAGACTCGTAACATCCACAAAACGTGCATTTGCTTCAGATTTTGAATAGTAATCACTACTTAGTGTGTTACTATAATCTGCAGGATTAAAAACATTAAGATAATGACTCGGAGGGGTATATGATACCATTTTATTTTATTACAAATATATTAAAATGTCGCAAGATAAAATAACGAATTTTTATGAACATCTACCAAAACGTTTTTTGAAAAGCTATAGTAACCCTTCTTACGATAAACATATGTTACACATCCCATATCGTTTGGTATGTGTGGGCGGTTCTGGTTCGGGAAAAACTACACTCGTCTTAGAGATCATCAAACGTATGCCGAAAACATTTAATATGATTATTCTATGTGTGAAAAACGTAGATGAACCTCTATACCAATTTCTACTGAGCAAGGTCGACCGAGATATGATCCATGTGTTTGAATGTGAAGATGGTGGTACCTCAAACATTCCAAATGTACAAGAATTCAAGGATTTCGACGGGCAAATTTTGTGTATCTTCGACGATTTATGTACGGAGAAAGATCAGAAGAGAATCGAAGAATATTTCATCCGAGGACGGAAAATTGCCAAAGGTATTTCAATGATTTATTTAACACAAAGCTTTTACAAGACTCCAAAGGTAATTCGCTTACAATGTAATTATATTATACTCAAAAAGTTATCCTCGATGCGAGATTTGAATATGATCATGTCGGAGTTCAATCTCGGTGTGTCCAAGAAAAGCTTGTTAGATTTGTATAACGACGCAACAAAAGAGCGTTTAGATTTTTTGTTAATTGACATCGATAATGTACCATCCAAGAGATTTCGTAAAAACTTTTTACAAATTTATAATATTTCGTCTATATAAATGGATTCTAAATACATTGAATTTCTAAATGATGCAATCGAAGTGGAAAAAATTCACGAGGTAGCATTTAAGGACCGATCCGACAATATTCCGATAACTGCAAAACAGAAAACTATCGAAGAAACCTTGGAAGAGAAACAAACTTTGAAGAACAAAGTCGTGGAGATCTTGTCTAAAAAACTAAGACCTTCTAAAACGATTTCGTTTTTAGATATCGCAAACTATCTTGAACAACACGATGAAGTCAAAAAGTTTCTGCTTACATACCAAAAATTTTTCAAGCAGTTTGAAGGAGCGGATTTCAGTCTCATGACACCTGCATTATTCATTGAAAGTTGGAATAAGTTTATATCCGTTATTATGAACGAACCGTTAAAACAAGATACGGTTATTCCCGATGTACCATCGAAATTAGGTGAGAAGATGAAACGCGATGAAGAATTAGACGATGCCGTTTTAAGCGCACGAGAAAAGTATTCACAAGATGAGGATTATGACCCCATTAATCCAGTTTTTAAAACCGCATATAGAGGTAGATACAACAAAAAAGAACTGGCTAAAATAGATGCATTTGTAACTCCAGAAAATTTTGGTAGACGTGCGGATTTTGTAAAAGACGCTATGATTAATCAACCACTGATTCGTAACCAAGTTCAGTTTATAATGAACTCTGGAATTGAAATTCCTTTACAAGATCTTAAAAAGTATATTGAACAAAACGTCACAGAAGAACAATTAGCTATCTTCCCAACTGCTTATATTCTAAAAAATACATTATTAGATATGGTAAAGAATAAAGGATATGATAATATTTATCTAATAGCTAATTTATTTGAGATTGGTTTACAAGCTTATGACAAGAAATTTCAATTTGGACCTGATAAAGTTACAAAAGAAGGTTTACTCAATAGTGTTTTACAATACATTCTTGCACAACAAGATAATAAATTGGAGCAGATATTCAATACATCATGTTCTATTATTTTAGGATACCGTGATTTAAACGACGCACAAAGGGTTTTGATTAAAAAAAGAGTAAAGGACTTTCGATATGATGCTTTCAGTACAAAACAATTCCCTGTACTAATCTATATTGGTGATGTTACTCCACGACCATATGTACCCAGTTGGCAAGGATCTTCAGGAAGCAGTCAAACAACACCGAGTAGAAGTCAAAGCAGTCAAAGTCAACAATTTTCAACACCTATCAGTCTTAGTACACCAATCACTCTTGGCACTCCAACTCCATACCCAAGCACTCTTGTACGTAGAGGACCATTAGGTAGCTTAGAAGGCTATCAATACACACCACCTCCTGAATCAATAAAGGAATCTTTGTCACCAAAAGAATCGGCTTCTGAAGCGATTGTACCTGCTAAAGATGAACGACTTGAAAGGAAAAAAGATATATTTCTTCAAATGGTACAGAAAGCGTTAACTCAACTTCAAACAGGAGAAGGTGATTATAATTTCAAGGATCTACAAGCAATGGGAATGGTATTTAAAACTGGGTTTAAATCTTTTACTGGTGATGATATTGAATTAAACCTTCGTAGCAAAGACAACGTAAGAAAAGCTTTGACCATGTTTAATGAATATTTACGAGCAGACCCTGTATTAGTTTTGAATATTGTGGAAGAAGGTTTACGTATTAAATCAACTCCAATGAAAGTTAGAAAATTGCTCGAATCAAGAAAAGAAAAAAGAAGTGTTTCAATGATAGAAAGTGGTTCTATAAATTATAAAAATTATTTTAGACTATTTACTCCTATTTCTACAGAGAAAGAACGCCAAGATTACATTGGAGACTTAGTTAATATTTTTGAAAGGTTTTTGTTACCAGATATATTTTTCAATGCAATAACGAGTCAAGCACGTATTGATATTACTTCGATAGGAGCGAAATATTCGACATATACAAGTGATGTAGATGAATTTAATCATGAAATACCTGATATGATACGCGATCTACAATATGTGGTACTACAATATTTACACCGTGCAATTGAAAATTTAGAGGAAGGGATAGAAATTGAAGCCATAGGTAATCCAGTTAGATTAGAAATTATCATAACAAATTTACACGAAATAATAAAACATTTAAGCAGTCCTACCAACGTAGAAGTTGAAACATGGAATCAAATTAAAAAAATATATGGAGATGCTTCTTTTAAAGAAACTATTTTATTTTACTGTCAACATATTTACTCAAAGCTCGAAGAAATACAAAAAGAATTATCAAAAGAGTTTACATCGAGGAACAGAAAATTATTTTCACCACCTGCATTTGAACGTGGTTCTGGCTTAAAAATGAATCGTAATAAGCTTCTAAAAATAGGACGTGGGTTGGACAAGAAATCTCGTGAACGTTATGCGACGTTCGGTAAATATCTGATTCACACTCCATCCTTAGAAAACGGTCATTTGTCGATACGATTCCCTTCTTTAGCCATTTACTATCGAATAAAACCACGTCAAGTCAGTCAGATGTTTCAGAATTTCCTATTAAATGCTCTGGATAATTCAAGTATTGACACGAAAATGTTCAATCTTCTTTCGTCGGAAGAAAAGGATTTGTTCAAGCAAATGACTCGCCTTTGTCAAGTACACTTTGAATCGGACAATAACGATCCTTTATTTCAAGATAAATTGAAACGATTTGAAATACTTAAAGGGGAGATCATTGCAGGAAACGATAACCGCCAACTATTAAAGGAATTAAAACAGTATATAAAGGATTTTATGGCAGATGGCGTCATCACGAAAACGGCTGGGTATAACCTTTTGGAAGAAATTTCTGTGATATAATAAAAATGAAAACATTGGTTTTAAATTCCACAAATCTTAACAAAAGCGATTCCACAAACTCCGAGTATATCTACAAATTTCCCAATGCAGTATTACTAAACAATGAAGAAATATCGTTTGGTAGCATGAAAGTATACTATTCTTGGAGGAACATTACTGCCTCTTTTTCAAATAATACATTGAGTTATAAATGGATCAACGGTACTACTTACACTTTGACATTTGTCGACGGTTTTTACCTAATCTCCGATTTGAACTCCTACCTTCAAAGTTATCTCATAACCAACGGTCATTATTTGATAAACGATTCAGGGAATTATGTGTATTACCTTGAAATCACTACGAATTCTACGACCTATAATGTGGAATTGAGGGCTTACAGTATTCCTACTGCATTACCATCAGGATGGACTGCTCCTTCAGGTTTCGTATTTCCATCCACAGTGAAAACTGCTCAGTTCGTTGTACCTTCGACAAACATTCAGAAAATTTTTGGTATTTATGCTGGAACGTATCCCTCTGAATCTCAAGCGTCTTCCTATGTAAAGACCAGTGATTATGTACCGCAGGTTAGTCCTATCCAATCTTTATTCCTAAGTTGTTCTTTGTTGAATAACAGTTACTCGTATCCAACCAATATTCTCACCAGTTTTACACCTGATTCTACCTACGGAAGTCTGTTAAACATTGAATCCAAAGCTCTGATATTTAACGATGTGCAATCAGGTTATTACACGGATATCCGCCTTAGATTTCTCGATCAAGATTATAATCCAGTTACGATTTTGGACACTAATCTCGTAATTCTATTGGTTATCAAAAATAAAAACGAATAATAATATAAAAATGATTTTCATCCATAAAAAGAAGTTCGTACCCTTACGGAATCGAAAAATCACTCATTTTATGCCTTCTCTAAAAGCGGTTGGTGGATCCGAAAGCGATTCAGAAATGGAAGACGTTCGTCATGGAGACGGTTTGTCGGATCTCAAAGAAAAATTAACAAATTTAAATTTAAGAACGGGACGTTTCAATAAGCGTTCTTCTATCAGTTTTTCGCTGTAAAATTATCTTGGAATAAATTACAAATATGTCGGATCAATTTATTTACGAAGATGTTGCCCAATCGCAAGAGGATTTCGAACCGTTTGTACGAAAACAACTTATTTATTGCCAAGACAATGTTTCGAATTACAGTGGTACTATTCTGTTGGAGACATCCTCCCTTGCTTCCAGTGGTTTATACGCAAATCTAAGAGACGCTTGGTTAGAAATTCCGTTTGTCGTAAAAATACAGGCTTCGTCTCCTGCAACGGCTGCCGATCAAAGTATGGAGCTTACTGCGAATGCGTACATGGTTGCTCTGAAATCTGGGTACCATTCCATTATAAATAGTATTACGGTAGAAATTAACGGAACGAATTGTGTGCAACAAACGTCTTTTACAAACATGTATGTATCTTACAAACTGAATAGTTCATTTGGTCCTGAAGATCTTAGGAAAAACGGTCCCACCATAGGCTTTCATCCCGATACAAGCACGAGTTATCACTATGCTACTGGAGCTACTGCATATCTTACAGGAGTAGGTCTATGCAACAATGAAATATACACTGCTGTTGATGGTACAACTTACTCAAATGCAGGTCAGAAACCTGAAGCAAATCAAGGTCTTAAAGCACGTCTGGACAATGTCATTGATTACACTACATATTCTCTGGCTACTGCAGGTGCTAATAACGATGGTGGATTGAACACAACTACCATTAAACAAGTGATGTCTGCTACCCAAGCAAAAAATGCAGGTTTTAATATTTTTACCGATGATGGAGGTGCAGTAAACACTCGAGTATATTCACTGCATATCATGGCACATATTCGACTAAAAGATGTAGCCGATTTCTTTGAAAAATTACCAATTATAAGAGCGCCTTTCTTGAAACTAACGATTGGCTATAACGGTGTCTCGTCGCAAACGATCACCTACACTAAAGCTACAAGTACAATTGGATTAGCATCTACCAGTATTATAGGACAATTCAATCCAGTCGTCTTTAGTAGCGCGAGGGTAAACAATCCAAACAACAAAACCTTTACCACCAAAGGAGCAGATGGGGCAACTGCTATTACTGATGCCACTAAATCTCTTGTATACTCTGCAAATGTTGGAGCAACTGGTGGTGTTAGTCACATTGTATTTCAAAACTGTAGGCTTTACTGTCCTATGTATCAAATGTCTCCTACAATGGAGAAAAATTTACTTTCCACTTCTCCTACCAAACGTGTCATTTATAAAGATATCTACTCGTTCGTCATCTCCAGTATTAGTGCAGGAAGCTCTTTTAACAGTTTGGTGACTTCTTCGATTATCAATCCTAAAACGGTGATCGTTATCCCTATTCTGAATAGTACTTCCAACGTGAACACCAGTCCTCTACAATCTCCTTTCTGCTCGGATGGTTGTAATACCAGTCCCTATGGGTTTATCTCTTCTTTCCAAGTTCAGGTGTCTGGATCCAACGTGTTCCAGAATGCTGTCCTATACGACTTTGAGATGTTCACCCAAGAATTGGCGAAAGTGAACTCTCTCAATGGGAATCAATCGACAGGGCTTACTTCAGGACTTATCAGTCACCTTGATTTCCAACGGTGTTACAGGTATTACGTCGCAGACGTTTCTCGAAGGGTCTCTCCCGCAGAAGATAATGTCCCTAAATCCATTACGGTACAAGGGATTAACAGTACGCAATTAGTATTCGACTACTATGTATTCGTGGAATTCGAGCGTGAAATTGTAGTCAACGTATCCAATGGCAGAATCGAGACTCTTTAAAAAATTATCTTCATCTATTATACAAATGGTGAAATTGACGACAATTGACCTTGATTTGACGAAAAATCAAATTTCGAATTTGCTAAAAGGTAAAACGGTTTCTTTAAAACATACTCAGATCGGTAAACTGGGAATGACGATGTCTTTGAAGGATAGAAACGTTAAAAAACTACAGACGGCTCACAAAAATGGGAAAGGAAAACGTCTGAAATTAGATTCCGAGGAAATTTCAAGTAACATGGAAGGACAAGGCTTTATGTCCTCACTGAAAAAAGCTGGGAAAGCAATCTCCAAAGTTGCTCATAAAACAGTGGATCTGTACCACGATCACGTAAAAGACACGGCTATTGGAAAAAAGATCAAATCCGCCGTCAAATCGACGATTAAACAAACTATTGAAAAAGCTCCTGAGATGTTATCCAAAGCAGTTGATTTCGTACCTGGTGTTGGACACATGGTTTCCCCGTACGTCGAAAAATACGGATCTCAACTGGCAGACAAATACGCCGATGAATTGTCGGACAAAGCGGTTGACAAAATTGGACTTGGACTTAAATACGGGAAACGAGCCCCACATTACATGGGTAGAGGTGTTGAATTCTATCGACTTACCCCGTTGATGGGTCCTGATCACTCTGCTATGAACCCTTCTTTACCCTTTATGGATTTCAGTATGCCTCGCCATGGATATGGTTTTCTGCCTGCAGGATACCGATAATCTTTCTATAAAATATGACATCATCCATTGATCTGGAACATTTAGCGATCCGAAATAAAATTCATTTAAATGGAATTTACCCTAAAGATTTGTTTCCGAAAAAAGTAAAAGCAGGTGGTTATATTATCAATTTAGAGAATCATGATGAAGGGGATGGTACTCACTGGACTGCCTTATGGATTGAAGAAAATAAACATGCAATTTACTTCGATTCTTTCGGTATTATTTTCCCCGAATTTGTACATACATTGAATATTAAAAAACCAATCTTGTATAATACCCAAGATATACAGGATATTAATGATGGTCATTGTGGACAATACTCGATATTCTTCCTATGGTTCATGCAAAATTCTAAAAAATCTACGATACAAAAATTTCATGAGTTTGTATCCTTATTTTCGAAAGATCCACATGAAAATCTAAAGCTTCTCAAAAAATATCTACGACAAATATAAAATGACTTGGCGCGAATATTTGAGTAAACACATGAAAGGGAAAAAGTTCCCTTCCCGCAAAGAAGCTAATATTTACTTCAAAAAGCTTGCGATGGATTACAAAAAATCCAAAGGTTAAGACTGTCGACGTTTGACATTAGTCGGTTGAATGTTTTTTAAATTAATCGATTCTAATTCTCTTAGAACTTTCTGCAATTTACGATCGGGTTTTTCCTCCGTAATGATCTCTTCAGGAATAGGTTTATCCGATGTTTCTACGATATCGGATATTTTCTTCAATTCATACTCTTTGTAGTATCGACTCAACTCTTTCTCCGTTTCTGTATCTTGTAACTTAAATTTTTGCCCATACTTTTTCGTGATGATATAGGTGTCCTCGGAATACTTTAAGTAGTCCCCTTTTCCTAAGATCGGTTTCTCTTCTTTGATACGAACGATATCTCCTACTTTAAAATTTGGATTCACGTGGGTAATATGTTGATGATTCTCGTCTCGACCTTCTAACACATCAATTGGTTTAGCTTTAATCGTACTATGATAGGAGTTATTGTATTTATCAATGATATTGGGAAGTTCTTTGTACCAAAGTTTTTGGTTAGTCGCAACCCTCCATTTCTGGAATAATCCCGCAAGAGTACGATTAAATCGTTCGACGATCGCATTTTTGTTAATTTCCCCTACATCTGAATAATGCATCGTGATCTTATGTTTTTTAAAGAATTCATTTAACTGAGTGGTATTGAATTCATTATCACAATTAATATTCTTAGGGACTTTCATCACACTAAAAATGTTTTCCAAATTTTTCAAGATCGTTTCATTGGTACGATTCGTCATGGCTCTCGCTTGAACATATCTTGAATTTACATCGATGACGACCAGAATGTATTTGTAACGGTTAATTTCATAACGGTCATACACCAAGATATCAATCTGATAATTATCATGGTTATTTCTGACGTAGATAGTATTGTATTCCTTGGGTTTTTTCGTTTGTCGGTTAACTTGATAAGTATATTGTTTTTCTAAGAAATCAGTAATGTCCTTGTATTTGACTTCTGGATATTTTTCCTTCACAATTCGGTACAATTTATAAGCCGAAAAGTAATTTCCATCATAATACACACCTGAAATTTTTTTGTTTATAGGTGTATTTAACTCCTCTTCTTCTACACCAATCAACTTTTTTTCATGCTGTGGAATCGTCGGTGATTCTTCTTGATATTTATCAAGCTGGATACGTCCTCCTTTCATTTATTATTTAGCTTGCAATTTTTTTCTTAGTCGTTCACGAATCGCTAAGGTTCTATAGAGTTGATCGTCGGAACTGGCAAAAAATTTACAACGTTTCGAAGCCGTTTGAATATACGAACGATTTTCATTGTAATTTTTCAACATGACACCATCTTCCACTTCTCCTTGCATATCCTCATATTTCGTCTTCCCATGAAATGTATTCATTGCTACTTTATTAACGCAAATTACCCTTAAGTATCTTTCATGAATAGTTACAAACAATGATCACATTATTATCATTGTCGATATGATGCGCAAAACCTATTTTAGTAAACGTCTTGTTGATAATCGGCGCTCTGTGAGCTGTGTCGTTAATCCATAGATTTACACACACTTTTTCTTTTAGTAAATTCTTTTTTCCCGAAGCAATATTCTGCAGAGATTTTTCTGGAATATTCCCATGATAAACAGAATTATTGTCCAATAATTCTTGGATATGAACCCACGCGTAACGGGTTAAATTTCCGTCCATTTTCAACGGATGTAACTGATACTTTTGTCTTATTTCATTATGATTCTTCAGAAATATGTTTTCGAATTTCTCCATTTTTTTATTTAATGTACTTTTATTTTATAGTGACCGTGAGCTAATGTATGGATATTATCCTCTAATATATGTCTCTTGTCATCTGTACAGTTCAACGAAATCTTATCTTGATCGATCGATCGAATCACATGATTTTCACTTTTTAGTAAATACTGCTTTGTTTTCATAACCATTTTGTTAATCTTTCCTTCGTTATTAATAAGATCTGAAAACATCTCCCTTGTAAAAGATTCACATATTGCCTTTTTAGTACCCTTACAAGTCTGTTTTGTTGTATCGTCATCAACTACTAAATGATAATTTTTCGCTCGTATACAGTATGCTTCACGAATAGGAATACCAGCACATTCATCTTTCATTTTACCATAAGCTTTCTTGTTCTTCTCCATAAAATTTTTCACATATAGATCTCCTTTCTCTTTTCTCAAATTATCAAAACAAGGGTGATCTATAGAGAAATTCGACAAATCGAATTTATCCCGAAGTTCTTCATTTTCGGCAATATCTTTGTATAGATCCTCCGTCTCGTCTATGTATACTATAAAACTGTCTGTATCGGTATACATCAATTTACAATTAGGATACTTTTTCTTAAGGACATCGTACCAAAATTGGTACATATACAATTTCGACAATCCCAATACTGCACCACCAATATAAATTGGTTTATTCAATTTGACTTCTTTTTTAACAAGATTGACCATCGCCAATTCTTCATTGATCATGACTGGTATATTTTTTAACCTCTGTGAAGAACATTTTTTGATTAATTCAGTTTCATCATTTACTAAATCGACATTCAAACGGTTCCTTGTGTTTTCATTCGATTTACCATAAATAGAATTCACACACAATTTCCAAAAATCTTTCTCGAAATCGGTTTTTCCTTCTTTTCTTTTTTCAGTACAATAATCAATATAAGGTTTTATCCAATCCTCTTCTTGAAATTTTAAGATACGATGTATTTTCGTCACTTCACAACCTAATGACTTGTAATAGTTTAGTAAACGATAGTGAATGACGTAATTTTTCTTGTCTCTCAGATTGGGGACTAATTTTTCAGTGGTTGTATTCCTCTGAATTTTTAAGTCCGATTTAAATAGTTTTTCATATTCTTCTTTTTGTTTAGGGGATAACCATTCTTCTTCTACATTTAACCTTTCAGGGAAGGGACAGTAATCATTGAAAAAATCATGTAACTCTTTAGGTATTTTAATGTCAACTTCAAGAATAGCTGGTTCATTTTCATTGTATTGATCTACATTAACCCATTCAAACCCGTCGTAAGGCATCTTATCCGAAAGGGCTGTCCCGTACAAATTATTCATGTCCATGTAAATGATAAAGGATGATTTCTTAGTTGGGTCATATTTTTTCATGTATTTATTATTCGCTTTCGCATATCTTAAAGACCCTACTGTTGAGATACCACCAACTTTTAATTTTTCTAAAAACTTGAATTTATCCATTTCCGAATTTTCTTTATTGTTTTCTTCATTGAAAAGGTATGTTTTTTTACCTAATTTCTTGAACATCATATCCCATGCCAGAGAGGGTAATGTAAAATATTGACAAGGATCCAGATTCATATCGGTATATATCAAATCTCGAAAATTCTCAAAGATGTCGGCTAACAAGAAAACGTCGGATCTCAAGTACAAATCGTGATAATCTCCCAAATTTTTACAGAGCCCTAATGTATAAACAGTTTCACCAAATTCGTAATCATCTTCCATATTTTCGATATCTTGTTCATTGGGGGTCTCTTTTTGGAATTTTAATTTACTAAAAAATTTTTCAATGGGAGGAAATTTTGTTTCCAAAAATCTCAAACGAGAATTCATATATTCGTAAGGATAAAACCCTTTTCCAATTAGCATATTTAACAATTGTTCATTATGGATAACCGTTTTCGTTAATCTGAAATCCTCTTTACTTAATCCTTTAGCCAATTTTTCAATGCTGGTGGATAAGAATTGGTAACTATCCAAAAATCGCATTTCGAACCATGTTGTTGAAACTTTTTCTTTTTCAGTTTTCTTATCGATATAGCCATTTTCATACTTGTGAAACATAGAGAAACTTAGAAATTTCTCTGGTGTTAAAGGGATGACCTTGTACTTGTCACATTGGTTCACCGATTCTTTGATAATGAGTCTACCATCGTAATTTTTCAAATTGTGGAAAAATACAGGTACCATCTTTTTGACTTGAAAATTCAGATTACAGATATTATGAGCTGACCCACGATATACTCCAGTAATATGACAATGGTCCCTAACCTTTATATCCTCATCGGTATATGCTTTTCGACAAATATGACAACATTTTGCAGTCTGGAATTTTCGTTCCTCTGTTTTCGTTAATCTCATAGGCTTGTTATTCACTAAAAATTTTTCGTAAATATTCTTGCATACACGATTTAATTCGTTTAGGAAAATCTGTACACAATTCTCTCCTCGGTATAACCATTCATAGTATATCCTTGACTTATTATTGAGTCTTTCAACCACCACAAAGGATGCACCACATGGAACATGGACGTAATCTTCTTTTGATTTACAAATACCTTTTAAATTTGTAATTTCATCTTCGATGATCTTAATATGTTCGGGATTAGTCAGTATTTTTAACTCTTCTTCAAGATCTGTAAGTCTGGAAATGATACTTTCGAAATCTGCATACACTGTATAAGGAACAAGCATTTGATTCCCAAATTGACTAAATTCATGATACTCTTTTTTGGACAATTTCTCTACAGTATTACAAACGTCTACATCGGCTGATTTTTTACAAATACTTTTATGATTTTCCAAAGCTTCTGCTGTATTAAATACTGAAATACATTGATTACATATCATCTTTTTCTCGTTATGTTTGTTGAGGTCACTTAGTAAACCTTGCACATTCCTAATATAAACATAATGCGATAGTTCATTTTTAATATACAACAAAAGGTACACTGTTTTACTATACTCATTTTTCGAAATATAATGTTTCTCTATAGTTTTTGATTCGTCTTTATAGCTCAAGATATTAATATTTCGTTTGATCAAATTTTCGTATTTTTTAATAATAGGTTCCTCGCATTGAACAGGGCAGTCATTATCATCAAATCCGTATTCCTTAAAGAATTTTTCATACATACTATAGTTTCCACGCTGTTTCGCATTTTTGAATTTTTTCAAGTTGTCGTCATATAAGAGAGAATCGACTAAGGCATAGAAGAAGCATCGATTGTCTTCATTCTTAGTATTAATACAAACCTTCTTATTTGCAATATATTTGTCGAATTCGATATATGAAGAACCTGTCTGAATTTTCACTTTGATCATACGTAACTTAGATTCGACTACCTTTACCAATCTGATATTCGAACCATTTTTTATTAGTAAATCCAGTAATTCTATTAGCAATTGATAAATTTGGTTAATAACACTACTAACTTGATGTTTATTTAATACAGTTCTTGGACTTGATTTTTCTGTAGAGTACAATACATAATCAAAAGGTTGTTGAGCATTATTTCCATCTGATTTTGTACATAAGATGTCGACATTTAGTTCCATCTTAAAGGATCCATGTTTTTTAAGAAATGACAACATTTTGGTTTCTACACGATTTCTTATAGCTTGTAGGTATTTTACGAGATTGTCATAATCATGACTCGGGACAAATTTATAAGTATCCCACTTTTTGTACTTAACCGTTTCATTGACTTTATCGATATTCAAAAAGGTATCATAGCTTATCTTGGCTCGTTTTAACTTATTCCCAGCAATTCGATTCGATTGATCCTTTGATTCAACATACTCCATTACAGTCCTTTTCCCTTCCTCTGAATCAGTATCCTCTGACATCATAATCCTCTCTACTGCATTCCACTGGGCTTCCGTTAAAGAGAACCGTCTTATAAAACTGTCTAAAGGTTCTATGACAGCTTGTTCGGGATAAAAATCCGACATAGGTACTTCAAGTAATTGTAGGTTAGGAACGAAACTGTTACGATGCTCCTGTTCTTCGATCATTTTTTTTAGTCTCTCGAGTGGTACAGTAGTCGATAGATTGTGAAATCTTGAATATTGATTTCGGGTTAACTTATATTTTCGCATCCTCTAATTTAGAATATATATATTATATTCAGATTTTCTTAAGTACCTTTCGACTCCACCGACAAAATTCCAATTTCGGGATCTCCGAATTCGCTAATATACTTTTGGTGTTTTTTTGAGCCCCAGTGTATTTGCTTATTGATTTCCTTAAATGGTTTATTATTTGAACAGGGGCAGACACAAATATTATTATGTGTTAAAATGTATTGCTTTTTGTATGCTCTCTTCTTCTCTAAATATTCAAGTCGTTTCGCTTGATCCATATACTATACTTATATAAAAATCTTTAAGTACTGATCTCTGGAAGA